ACCTTTTTAGTAGGTCAACTAGAGGAAATTAAAAGTAATGTGAACGACACATTACGGTATGTAAAACAAAATTCAGACAAATGGGATACAAAAGAAGAGGAGGCTTTAAAAAACGAGTCAACAAAGGACGACGACGCAACGCAGGAATAAATAAAGCGCGATTAAGTCGCGGCGGTATACGCCTTAGTTAGTATGTGTATTACTCCTATGACAATCAAGCGCAAATTTAAAGCGCAAGACGGTAGTCTAACGAGAGTAGTAAACTGCGGCAAATGTGGAAAATGTCTACGCAAAAAGCAACTTGACTGGTGCTTTAGATTAGGCAAAGAACTAGAAAATAGTACAAGTGCGTGCTTCTTAACATTAACATATAGCGACGAAAACGCACCATATGCAGAAGGTGGTTATTCATTGTTAAGGCGCGATTTTCAGAACTTCATGAAGAGACTACGGAAGCACGCACAATCCACTAAAATAAAATATTACGCATGTGGTGAATATGGATCAAAAACAGAAAGACCACATTACCATGCAATTGTATTTAATTTACCTAGACCATTTGAAAAAGTGGTCGAAAAAGCATGGAAATTAGGACACATACATATAGGTACTGTAACAGAAAGTTCAATATTCTACACAACAAAATATACCTTAAAAGGTATTAAACGACGTAAAAGTGAAATAGTGGATCAGTACGGAAGAGAACCAGAGTTCCAGTTAATGTCAAATGGTTTAGGTTTACAATATGTAAAAGAACCAATAGTGAATTATTTAAGAAATAAAGGTTCAAAATTACTACGATTACAAGGAGGTAATTATAAAAAGCTACCTAGATATTACGAGGAAAAAATGTTTACAGATCCAACGGAAAAAATGCTATGGAGGGCACATGCACAAGCAGAACTACAGCAAGACAGACCGGACTATGACGACAACATGAAAAGAAGTTTATACGAATTAGACCAGTATAGATTAAAACGCGATAACCTAAACAACGGTTCAATATGAATACACAAAACATTAAAACTATATTCCTTATATTAAAGGAATTAATAATATTAATAAAACTACTCACTGACGAGTGGGAAAAAACGGATAAAGATGAAACGAAAAATTAGAAGCTGGTCTAGCAAAATGGTAACAAAAGGGGAAAAAAACTCCGAAGAAACGATTACAATGCCTGATCTACATATCGACCCTCGCAAAGTTATTGAAAACCATGTACGAGGAATTAACCCAATAACCGGAGCAATTCTAGACAATCAAAGGTATTACGGTAATGCAATATTACCATACAGTAAAGATTTAACCTATGAAGAATTACAACTCAAACGAGAAAGTTTAATAGATCAGGTACAAAATGTGGAACAGAAAACTAATACACCAGGACAAACAAGTTCTGAACCAACAACAGATCCAGAACCAGTACAGAAAGATAGCGGAAAAGAACCGCTTACAACCTAATCAAGTACCAGAGTGGAACGAACAAAACGAATAAACAAGAGGGCAAATGCCCTCTTTTTTATTGTTTACCCCCGCGGGAGGCGACACAATCCTAAAAAAACAATGTGGGAAACCACAAAGCCTATATTACCTTGTTATATATAGGCGCAATGACACCAAATCAAAAAACGACGACGAATCAAACGACGACGAAAAAAAAAAATAGTGTCAAAGCAAAAAAAAAACTATATTGGTATCAAATAAAAAAACATGGATACCACAAGAAAAAAAATTTTAGGAATTGTAGCAAGCACACACGCATTACAATCTAAAAAACTCATAATACTAGAAAGAGTATTAAAACTAGATAACTGTATACAAGGACAAATACTAGTAGGTAAAAATCATTACGACACATTAGAACTACCATACAGAAACAACCAAAGGAATATAAGTAGTATACCAACTGGTGTATATACATTCCAAAAAATCAAGAGATCTACCAACGGAAAAAACGCATTATACATTAGAGGCGTTGAAAATAGAACCGAAATATTAATACATTACGGTAGAAAAGTAACAGACACACAAGGGTGTATACTCATAGAAAATTACGAACGGTTTCATTCAGAGGTCTCCCACAAAGGATTAATAGTAATAATTTAACTTATGCCGATAAGAAAAATAATAGGTGGAGCTGTAGATTACACCGTACAAAACAGATTAAACGAAAAAAGCTTCCAACGCAACAAAGACCATTATTGGGAAACGTGGAACGCATCAAACAGATATAATTCACCAGTGGAGGTAATGGGTAGAATGAAAGAAGCAGGATTAAACCCTGCGTTAATGTACGGCAGTAGCTCAAGTGCGGCAAGTACTCCAACTTCACAAGGAGATATAGCAAAACATGAACCCGTTCAAATGCCAGGTAATAGTGCGTTACAATATGCACAAATGCAACTTATGGACAAACAAGGAGACAGAGAAGAAACACAAAGCGCATTAAACGCAACAACCGGAGCCTTAAACATAGAGAAAAGCGCAACAGAAACTAAACGTAGATTGCAAATAGATTACCAAAACGCAAAAACAGATGCGGAAAAGCGTGAAATAGAACAACGCTTAAAATATGCAGACAAACTCTCTGAAATGTCTTTAGCATTCCAAGCACAACAAATTAATACTATGGGTGCTTCAGAAAATAAAATGAACATGGAAACCAAACGTATGGATCTAACAACCATGTCTTATGTAGCACAAGAAAAAAAGAAAGTAGAAAAACTACAAAGTGAAATAGACTTTAATAAACAAAATTTAACTAATTTACAAGCAGAAACAATGCTTAAAAGATTAGATGCAATAATAAAAACGGTCAAAGCAGACGCGGCACAACAAGGTATAGACTATACGGATATATGGTCATTATCAGGTAGCCTCATGAACTCAATAGGAAAAGCGGAAAAACGATTTACGGACTTATTCAGATCACCAGAAAAACGCAAACAGTTCATAAGTGAAGAAACTTGGAACGATTATAACAAATGGAAAAAGAATAAAAACAAATAATAATGGATTACAGTAAAAGCATGGGTATGAACCCAAAGTACAACACCTTCGATTTATCACATGATAAAAAACTCTCTTTGAAAATGGGAGAAATAATACCAGTAATGGCGGTAGACGTATTACCAGGAGACAAATTTACAATTGAAAGTAGTCATTTAACACGATTCCTTCCTTTAGTAGCTCCAGTAATGCACAATGTCAAAGTTAAAATGCGATACTTCTTTAGCCCTAACCGCTTAGTATGGGACAACTGGGAAGATTTCATAACAGGACCAGAAAGCGCAACAGACACGGACGAACCAGTACACCCCTTTCTTAGAACTTCATCAGAACCAAGTAGTTTACCTGATTACATGGGAGTGAATACGCATGACAGTTCATCAACAAACTTTCAAAATGTAAACGCATTGCCGTTTGCACACTATCAATTCATCTACGACGAATACTTTAGAGACCAAAATTTAATAGACGCTAGCAACTCGTGGAAATTAACAGATGGACAACAAAGTAACAGTCAGCGCAACGCATTAATAGAGAAAAAAGTAGTAGCCTGGCAGCATGATAGATTTACTAGCGCATTACCATTCACCCAAAAAGGACCAGAAGTAACATTACCAATATTACGAGATGTAGGTACCGGACCAAATGGACTTATTCCAACAACATTTAACGCAAGTAGTGGTTCACCAGATGGAATATTTAATACATTAGGACAAGGTCTTAATACAGATATAGGTGCAATTACAAACGATGGACAAGGACAATTATACAGTTCAGCAAATAATGCAATTAAAATAGACAATAGCGGAAGCATGTTTATTAATCCTGCAGACTTAAATGCAGACGCCGCAACAATTAACGAATTACGCGAAGCCTTTGCAATACAAAAATGGTTAGAGTTAAACGCACGAACTGGTAACAGATATACAGAACACATACAAGCACACTTTGGTATTACACCACAAGATGCACGATTACAACGCCCAGAAGAATTCGGAGGTTCAGTATCAACAATACAATTTAGTGAGGTATTACAAACTAGCCAATCTACACAAGACAGTGAATTAGGCGCAATGGGTGGACACGCAATAACAGCAAGCGGAAGCCGCAAAAGCTCATATTATGCACAAGAACATGGTTGGGTATTTGCATTTATGTATGTGGTTCCAGAAACAAACTATTCTCAAGGTATCAGTCCGAAATTTAGTAAAGTAGATAGATACGATTACTTTCAACCATTATTAGCACATATTGGAGAACAACCAGTATATAGTAAAGAATTATACGCGGCAGGTGGAGTAGGAGATGACGACATATTTGGATATTTACCAGTATATGACGAATATAGACACGAGCATAATAGCGTACATGGACTCATGAAATTAGACCAAAGTAACGGCGGATTAGATTTCTGGCACTTAGGCAGAAAATTCGCAAATAGACCACAACTTAACAGTTCATTTATAAACTGTATTCCAGACGACCGTATATTTACAGTAGAGGGAGAAGAACAGATAATAGCACATGTCTATAACAAAACAATAGTACAAAGGAAAATTCCATATTATGGTACACCTTTAGGAGTATAACCACCACTTTAATAACCTGACAAAAAAAATATTATGTCAAAAGTAATCAATGCAACAGTAGCAAATCTGACCTTTTTAGTAGGTCAACTAGAGGAAATTAAAAGTAATGTGAACGACACATTACGGTATGTAAAACAACCTTCAGATCGTGACTGGGAAAC